CTTAAGATATTCAGACTTGAACGGTGCCAACTTGAGGAATGCCGACTTGAGGAATGTCGACTTGAACGGTGCCAACCTGGCATATGCGAATTTGGCATATGCAGATTTGAGAAATGCAGAATTGGGAAATGCGAACTTGTCATATTTAAGCGTGGGAGATACGGACTTTAGTAGTGCCGACTTGAGAGGTACCAACTTTGGTAGTACCACCTTGGGATATATAGACTTAAGTGATGTGAAGGCATATCAAGTACCACCCAGTGATGGTTCATTCATTGGATGGAAAAAAGTAAAAAATAATCTAATAGTTAAACTGATGATATTGGAAGATGCTAAGCGATCATCCGCATTTGGCAGAAAATGCAGGTGTGATAAGGCATTAGTATTAGATATACAAAAATTAAATGGTGAATCAGCTAATACTACAATAGTAACATCTACCTATCAAGAAGATTTCAAGTATGAAATAAATAAAATAGTTCAAGTTGAAGATTTCAATGAGAATAGATTCGAAGAATGTGCACCCGGTATTCATTTCTTCATAACAAGAGATGAGGCGGTGGATTATCATTATTAATATGAATCCAGCTATTATGTCTATCACTGAAGCTTGTGAGATATTAGGGATAAGACCATGCAGATTAAGGCAGTTAATGAGAACAAAGACAATAGATGTAGGTAGGGTAGTTGAGCCTTCGACTGAGAATGGTAACTACCGTTATCTGATATATAGAGACAAGCTTATGGTTGAAATAGGAAGAATTGATAAAGGAGAATATAAAAGGGATGAAACAAATATCTAACAAGGTGAATATACCTACATTGGAAAAGGATAACGATATTGATATCGCAAAATCCGTGCGAAAGTTGATGGAGAGGGACGATTATAAACAGCATCAAATCAACATATTGAATAGCGGATTGGGTAAAGTACGAATGTCAATGAATAAACAATTCAATGATATGAGAATACTAATCAAACTATTAGCGGTAGGGCTGTTAGTATCCGATATTGCAATAATCGCTGTTTATTTAATCAAATGAGGCGGAATATGAGTAATAGCAATAAAAAGATTGGTAATGATTTCGAGAGGAAGTTTTGCGAAATACTAAGCGAACACGGATTCTGGGTTCACAATTTCGCGCAAAATCAATCTGGACAGCCTGCAGATGTTATTGCAGTGAAGAACGATATGCCATATCTCATTGATTGTAAGGTGTGTGAGAAAGGGATATTCCAGTTATCTAGGATAGAGGAAAATCAGATATTGGCAATGCGATATTGGTTAGATACAGGGAACACGGATGCGTGGTTTGCCCTAAAAGTTGGTGACGATATATTGATGATATCTTACAGGCGAGCAATGTATGCAAAAGAAAGGCAAAGCATATTGAATACAGATGAGATATATGAACGAGGAGTATTACTGGAGGATTGGTTGAATAATGAATATTGAGATATCCAGTAATTTAAAAGTAATAAATCCAACTAAAAAGCTTGAGAAATGGTGCAATGAAAATCTTGTAGTATTCAATCCCGTGTATGTAAAAAAAGCAAGGATGCATTTATGGTTGGGCGGCACGCCTAAGTATTTATACCTTTATGAAAAACGAGGTAATGATTTGATATTGCCGATTGGAGTGTTAAATCAAATACCCTACGAATGTGTGAAAGATGCGGAGATTAAGTCGGTATTTGCTACAGCTATCAATGTTAATTTCAAAGCTAAGATACCACTTTACGATTATCAGGAAAAGGCTGTACAGGCTATGTTTGATGCTAAGTTTGGTATTCTGCAAAGTCCAGCCGGTAGTGGTAAAACACAGATGGGTATAGCATTAGCCGCAAAGACAGGTAGGAGAACGTTATGGTTGTGCCACACACTGGATCTAGTCAAACAGAGTATGCAACGAGCAAAGCTGTACATCGATAAGGACTTAATAGGTACTATAGCAAGCAGTAAGGTGAATATTGGAAAAGGTATCACATTTGCTACGGTGCAAACAATGAGTAAGCTTGATTTGACTCAATATAAGAATTATTGGGATTGTATTATCGTTGATGAAGTACATAGGGTTAGTGGTAGTCCTACATCAATGACAATGTATCAAAAGGTACTGAATAATCTATCGGCAAGACATAAATATGGGCTATCTGCAACCGTACATAGGTCTGATGGAATGATAAAGGCGACATTTATGCTTATTGGTGACGTTGTACATGAAGTGAATAAAAGTGATGTGCGAGACAAGATTCTCAAGGTAGGTATCTATCCTGTGAGCACAGGTCTTAGAGTAGGTAGAGCTGCACTTAATACGGACGGTACATTAAATTATGCCAAGCTTATATCTTATATTACAGAGGATGTAGAGCGTAATAATTTGATTATTGATTGTATTGAAAAAGATAAATCATCTCTAATATTGTCAGACAGATTAGAACATTTAACCTATTTAATGAGTAATCTGCCATTGGATAAGATTAAAGATGCTGTAATGATTAGTGGGAATATGACTACAAAAAAGGCAAAGGAGATGCGTGACCAGGTACTGGATGATATGAGAAGCGGTAAGAAGAAATACCTGTTTGCTACATATTCTTTAGCCAAAGAGGGATTGGACATCCCAAGACTTGAGCGGTTGTATCTTACTACTCCGCAATCTGATTTTGCAGTGGTCACTCAAAGTATAGGGCGAATTGCCAGGACATTCGAAGGTAAGGTTGCTCCTATAGCATATGACTTTATAGACGATATTGGATTTTTAGTGAAGAAATATAAGAAGAGATGTTCGATTTATAAAGCCAATAATTGCTACTTTATAGAGACTGAAGAATCTAATTAGGAGGGATACAAGTTTGATTATTTATGATGGTGAGGTCTTCAAACATGATTGGATTGTAGTATTTAAAGATAATAAAACAGGAATCTATACTGTAATTCATAATGATAATGAAGCTTTAAAAATGGCTATAAATAATGATGATATATACATAGGGTTTAATTCCAAGCACTATGACCAATACATTATTAAAGCTATAGCAGCAGACTTCATACCGGAAGAATTAAAGCAGTTAAATGACTACATAATCGCTGGTGGTCAAGGATGGGAATATCCACCATTACAAGATTTTTTCTTCAATTTTAATAACATTGATATTAGAGATGATATGCAGCAAACATTATCGCTAAAGTCAATAGAGGGACATTTGGGATTATCTGTTAGAGAGAGTAACGTGGATTTTAATATTGACCATTCACTCTCAAAAGAAGAATTAGAAGAGGTGATAAAGTATTGCAAGTACGATGTAGATAGTACAGAGAAGATAGTAAATCTTAGAGAAGATTATCTGAAGACCAAAGCTAACTTAGGTAAGAGAGCGGGTATTGATGTCGTAAAGGCAATGGCTATGACAAATGCCAAGCTTACAGCACAAATGTTAGGTGCTAAATTTGTGCCTAGAGACGATGGTCGAGAATATGTATATCCAGATAATCTTGATAAAAGTGTTATTCCAAATGAGATACTTGAGTTTTTCGATACAATTCACGATAAGAGCATATCTGATGATGAATTATTCAAAACCTCATTGGATATCGTGATTGGGGATATGCCTTGTACTTACGCCTGGGGAGGTGTGCATGGTAGTCAATCTAAGTATTATGAGGAGTCAACGGATACAAGGGTAATACAAAATAGAGATGTATCAAGCCTTTATCCTACAATTATCGAAGAGTATCAATACTTATCAAGGAATGTGGCGGATGCTAATTTGTACTATCAGATGCGTAAGGACAGAATAGCGGCAAAGCATAGTAGTGACAAGCAGACTGCTAAGGATTTGAAGTTACCACTCAATACAGTATCGGGAGCACAGGAGAATAAATTTAATGAGTTATACGACCCATTACCTACCAGGTCACTCAGAATATCCGGGCAGTTATTTTTAACAGTTTTAACCATAAGATTACTGAATGTATGTAAATCAATCAAGCTGTTAAACCTTAACACTGATGGACTTATGTATTCAGTAAATAAAGACGAATTACCATTGGTTGATGAAATATGTACCACTTGGGAAAAGGAAACAAGGTTTGAGTTGGAAACAGATGAGATATCCAAAGTTTGGATTAAGGATGTGAACAATCTGCTTCTTATAGAGACCAACGGTTCGGTTAAGACGGTAGGTGGATACCTTAACTATGGTATATCCGAAAAAGGTGCATGGAGTATCAATAACAATATGGTAATCGTTAAAAAAGCACTGATTGAATACTTTGTAAATGGTACACCAATTGAGGATACAATCAATAATTGTAAGGATATTCTTGACTTCCAGATTATAGCGAAAGCCGGAGCAAAATATAGTGGTGCTTATCAAATAGTAAATGGTAAAGAAGTACCTGTTCAGAAGGTAAATAGGGTCTATTCAAATAAGGATACCAGTTATGGAACTATCATAAAGGTGAAGGCTATTGATGGCTCTAAAGCTAAGATTGAGAATTTGCCCGAACATTGCATTATAGATAACGAAAATCAATTAACAATTGATGATATAGACAAGGAATTTTATATCAATCTTGCAAAGAAGAGATTGAATGATTTCACAGGTGAAGAAATAGAGGAGGAAAGGAAAATGGCAACAAAGAAAGCTACAGAGGAAGTGAAAGGATTTGGAGATATGAATGTATATTCGAAGTTGATATTAGCAAGAGAGATGTTTCTATCTGAGAATGTTCAGAAGTCAGGTAAGAATATGCATCTAGCATTTAAGTACTTTGAACTGGATGATATTGTACCTGTTGCGACAAAGATATTTGCAAGAATAGGACTGTTACCGATGGTGAATTTCTTTGATGGTATGGCGACAATGGACATCGTCAATACTGATAAACCGGATGAATTTATGACGTTTAAAGTACCATTCAATCCGTTAGAACCGATCGTTTCTAAAGAGGGTAAGAACGCAACCAATGCAATGCAAGCATTAGGAAGTTCAATCACTTACATGAGAAGATACTTGTACATGATGGTACTTGATATATGCGAGGCTGACAGCATTGATGCCAATATAGGTTCAGGAGATAGTACACAACCTACAAAGTCAACTGTACCTGCCACACCTACTCAGAGAAGTGACATAAAAGACAAGTTGACAGGTACTAAAGACCATGCATCGGAATTGCAGATAAAAAGCTTGAAGGCGGTACTCAAAAAGCTAAAGGAAGCCGACCCAAGTAAGGAAGAAATGATAAGTAAAATTGCAATCCAGACTAAGAGTTTTACAGACATCTCAAAGTCCGATTGCGAGAAGTTGATACAGAAGATTACCGCAATGCTGGCAGGAGGACAGAAATAATGAAAGCTATGTTATCACAGCCGATGGCTGGAAAAACAGATGAAGAAATCATTGCAACAAGGGAAAAGGCAATCGAAGTTCTCAACGCAAAAGGATATGAAATCGTAAACACCCTGTTTACAGATGAATGGTATAGCAATGAATCCATGAAAGCAAGAGGGGTTGTTCAGATTCCACTTTGTTTCCTCGCTAAATCTCTCGAGAATATGTCCTTGTGTCATGCCGTTTACTTCTGTAAAGGTTGGGAAAAAGCAAGAGGCTGTCGCATTGAGCATGAAGCGGCGATTGCATACGGACTTGAAATCATTTATGAGGAGAATTAAAAATGGCAGACATTAAATGGCTCGAGGGCAATCGTATTCAGATTGCCCCTCCCAAGAGAACCAAGAAAATCACTGGTACTCGCTTCGCTACTATTCTCGGTCTGAATCCGTGGAGCACTGCATTTGAAATGTGGTGTGCAATCACAAAAAAATATGAAAAGCCTTTTGAGGATACTATATACACAATAGCCGGTAAAACAATAGAACCTAAACAAGCTGCGTATATGGAAAAATCATACGGTATGGATATTATTAGACCTTCAGATGTATGGGGAAAAGATTATTTCAGTAAAACATATGGTGACTTTTTCCCTAATCAAAAGCATTTGGGAGGAATGTGGGATTATCTACTAAAAGGTGAAGACGGAAAAGTAGAAGCTGTATTAGAGATGAAAACCACAAAGCGTGTAGAAGATTGGGAAGATGATGTACCCGAATACTATGCGTTACAGGCAGCATTATACGCATATCTGTATGGGGTAGACCAGGTGATAATGGTTGCTTCATTCCTTAGTGAAAATGATTATGACAATCCCGAAGAGTATGTTCCGAATGTAAGTAATACCGTAACTAAGGAGTTTAAAATATCGGAGAGATACCCAAACTTCGCAGATATGGTCGCACAGGTAGAGCAGTGGTGGGTTAACCATGTTGATACAGGTATTTCGCCTGTGTTTGATGAAACTAAAGATGCTGAAATATTAAAAGCTTTGAGGACAAACAGCGTATCCACGACCGATATACAGGATGTAATCAAGGAGGCTGAGGTATTAAAAGCTGAAATAGATGATGTTGAGAAGCAAATCTTCGATAAGGAGAAGAGATTGAAAGAACTCAACGATACTATCAAAGAACACGCGTTATCTAAGTTCCGTGATGGTGATAAGAAAGTAGAAATTAAAGGTGGTACATATGTTTGGACTGTATCGAAAACTGAGACAACCAGTATTGATAAGGATGCGTTGACAGCAGATGGACTACTGGATAAGTATACAAGGAAAACAGAGTCATACAGGATGGTATGTAAATAAGGAGAAATAATATGTTGAACAATGTATCTATAGATATTGAATATTACGATGCGGTTACTACCGAAGTGCTGGACTCAATAATAAATAGGACTGAAGCACCTATCCGGGTGAGACTTTTAACTTCAACAATTATGTTGGATTTTGCACAAAAAATGAGAGATAAGTTATTTGGAAAGATGGAGGATGAATAAAATGGCAAGAATACCTATGACAAACGGATTTGTAATTATACCGGAAGGGGCACATATTTTCCGTATATATGATGCCCACTATGACGAGGATTTTGGGAAGATTGAAATTAAAATGGTTACAGCAAACGGTTCAACTATGATTGAGAGATACAACATATTAGACCAGAACGGCGAATACAACGAAAAGGCATTGAATGCATTCTCATATTTTGCAAAGACTGCACTTAATGATTTTGACATCGAGGACATAGACCCTGCAGAACTGATAAATCATTACATCGGTGCAAATGTGGTACATGTTAAGACTCAGAGTACCAAAGACCCAACTAAGGAGGTTACATTTGTAAATCTGGGCGATAAGTGGTCAGTAGATGGATTTGATACGGAGCCTGTTGCCAAGGCTATGGAATTGGGTTCAGATAGTACTAATCAGGGTAGTCAAGGAGGTCAGGTAACTAAGGCTAAGGAAAATGAGTCAGGTGGTCTTGATATAGATGCTTTATTAGGATAAGGAGGGATTATGTCTGAGATAAATCACCCGGAACATTACAATATACCCGGTCGAAAAGAGTGTATTGATGAAATGCTTGAGAAGTTCGGAGTAGAAAAAGTAAGAGCCTTTTGCGAACTTAATGCTTACAAGTATAGATACAGGCATGAGTTGAAAAACGGCAACGAAGATTTAGAAAAAGCCAAATGGTATAACCGTACATTGCTGAAGCTTACTCAGAGTGATGAAAAGTATAGGCTTGCCGAATACTTCGGTGTTAAGACACAAATAAATCAGATGATAGAGGAAATGGCTGAACTTACACAGGCTTTCTGTAAGCAAAACAGAGGGAAGACATCTAACATTGTCGAGGAGATGGCAGATGTAAGTCTGGTACTTGAGCAGCTGATTTATCTACTGGGTTGTAGCAAAGAGATACATGAGATAAAGAAAGAGAAGATTGAAAGGACAAAGAGGATATATGACATATAAATTGAAGGCGAATGAGTCAGGTAAAGTGAGGTTCTTACTGAGAGCCGGTAAAGATTTAGTAGCAAATACTATGGATGAAGCTGGAGCAAAGGGGATTGTGGATAATGGGGAGGTTACACTCTCCGATATCCCGGATTATCCGATATGTGTGGATAACAAATGGTATTTTGAGGGTGCAATCAATAATGAATTGGACTTCGAGGATAAAGAAGATAAAGAGGATAAAGTTGATGGCTAAATCGTATTTATCGGATTACATACAGCATTGTATGAGTTTCTATATCAGATATCCTGAACCAATATTCAATACTAGAGCAGATGAATTAAACTGGAATGCATGTAACGATGCTTTATCCAGCATGTCAGTCCACACGAAGGACTTGATATGTGAATTGTATAAAGATGCGTCCAGGGATAATGTAATCCGATTGGCAGCAGAAAATAATATGAGTGAGTCCGATATGTGGAAGTTACTTAGAGCTATCGAAAAGAGGATAGCAAGGGAGAGAGGACTTATTTAAAAGTGAGAGGGGTAAGCATATGTTTGAAAAAATCCCGGATGAACTTAAAGCATTACCACAGTGGGTATGTATTAAATCTGACAGTAAGGTACCTATAAATCCCAATACAGGATTCCAAGCATCTTCAACGAATAATACAACATGGTCTGATTTCGATACGGCGGTAAGTCGTATTGAACAGGGCTATGTTAGCAATATAGGTTTTGTATTTAACAATAACAATATAGTCGGTATTGATATCGATGCGGGATTTGAAGATGGATTACTTAGTGATATTAGTTCGGACATCATAGGTAAGTGTGAAAGTTATACGGAAAAGTCAAGAAGCGGTAGAGGTTTCCACATTCTGGTTAAAGGCACCTTACCATTTATGGGTAAGAATAATCTAAAGGGTGTAGAGATATATCAAGAAGCAAGATATTTTATCACAACAGGCGATACTTTCATATATGAGGATATCATTGAGAACCAACAGGCTATTGATTATATTCTTGACAAATACTTCGATGAATATAGAGATAGTAATGGTAAAGCTAAAAACTTCAAGCTGTATACACCGATATGGGATAGTCCTTATGTGAATAGAAGAATAAAGCTAAGACCTACTTACCCGAAGATACAAATCGGCGGTAGGAACATATGTTTGACTTCAGTAGCCGGGGCGATGCATAACATTGGGTACTCTAAAACACAAATATATAAGGAGTTAGTACACGTCAATAAAGAGGCGTGTACTCCTCCGCTTGAATTGAGGGAGATTAAATCAATATGCAATAGTATAGTGAGGTATAAAAGATGAAATTACGAATAAGAACCTATGACAGTTTACCATGTAGAACATCTACATTTGTTGTAAATAATGTCTTAGCGGATGTGGAAGACTTCGGAGTTATGGATTGTGAAAGTGATGGTGACTATGGCTGTATCTATAATGTATTCAAGCCATTTAGACATCCACCTAAACAGGTATTAAAAAAGTATAAGATTACTTTGGAGGAGTTCTTAGAGATTGGAGATGAGCTTGAAGAAAAGTTAGATGTACATGATTGCGGGTGGTGCAAATGAATATTGAACTCTATGAGACACGCACAGGACGTGTGATTATAGATGCCGACCTATCACATAAAATGTATCAAATATATAATGCACATCCCGAATCAAATAATGAAAACAGTTCAGGTTATGAATGGTCTGAAATGGGAATGGCAAATCTCTTTGGTATGCTTTATGAAAAAGAAGCGAGATATTGTCCGGAACATAAAAGCTGGTACACATATCATGAAGGAGCATGGAGGAAGGATGAGGGAGCGATTCTTATATCTGAGAAATTAAAAGATTTTGTCAGGCTAATGATAATTTATTGTGGTGAGATTGTAGATTACGATATGAGAAAAGCATATTCAAGCTTCATAAACAAGCTGGGCGACAGACGAATGAGAGATAGGGTTCTTAAAGACGCTACAGGTGAGTTACATATATCAGCAGCAGAATTTGACTCTAATCCTTACTTGATAAATTGTCTTAACGGTACTTATGACTTAAGTGATTGTACATTTCGTGAGCATAGGTGGGAAGACTACATCACCATGCAGACGTCTTTTAAACATACTATGTCTAAAGATGTTAAGTGTGAAAGGTGGGAGAAGTTCATAGACGAAGTTACTGAAGGTAATACAGATAAAGCCGACTTCCTACAAAGAGCATTAGGGTACTCAATGTTAGGTATGAGCAATGAGGAATGTATGTTCATATTACACGGTAAGACCACAAGAAACGGTAAGTCAACCATGCTAAACACGATAGAAACTTTATTAGGTGACTATGCCAAAGTAGCCCCGGTAGGGATGATATGCAGAGGTGACAGACAAAAGGATGTTGAGGCGGCATCACCCACCCTTGCCGGGTTAAAGGGTAAGAGATTTGTCACAATGGCTGAGAGTAATGAGTATGGCAAGCTGGATGAGGAGAAAATCAAACAGCTTACAGGTGGTGAGGAAATATCAGCTAGAGCCTTATATCAATCTGCTATTACTTATAAGCCACAGTTTACTCTTTGGTTATCCTGTAATGACCTACCGTTAGTTACCGACAAGTCATTGTTTGCATCAGAGCGTATCAAGGTTGTAGAGTTTAACAGGCATTTTGCACCGAACGAACAGGATATACACTTAAAAGATGAACTCTGTACACAGGAAAATATGAGTGGGATATTCATGTGGCTTGTGAGAGGGTATGTACATTATAAGAAAAAGGGACTGAAAATGAGCAAAGGTCTCAAGGAAGTTATATCAAAGTATGAGAGGGACAACGACCTGGTATTACAGTTCTTAGAGATGAGGTGCGTTAGAGATGATAATGCCAATATCAAGGCTAAGGACTTATACAATGCATTTAAGATGTGGTCAAAATCTGAAGGTAGTTTCATACTATCTGCAAGGAAATTTAATTCAGAGATGGAGCGACACCCGGAATGGTTTGATAAGAAGTCCACATCTTGTGGGTTCCCGATTTACTGGGGATTGAAGTTAAAGGAGGTAGTTTAATTGAGTCCGTTTGAATATGGATCTAATTTAAAAGATTTGTTCGATTTAAAGGATATGATGTCTGATATTAGAGATGATATATCCGATACTGTGAGTGATACTGAAGTATTGGATAGCGTGGATAAAATCATATCAATAGCCAAGACTCTGGGGTCACTACAGGTGGCTACATTGAAGATATTGGACAGGGTATGCGATGAACATGAGATTGATAAGGATGCATTAAATAAAGAGATTATAGCATATGGGCTATTGATATATCACATGAGTAGGGAGTCAAAAGATGCCGGGAATGTCAAGGATACCAATGAAAAGTAGAACAATATACACTTCACTGTACGGCAGTTCAGACTATGTTTTATGTATATCGAATATGAAGCTATCTCCTATATTGGATGATAGGATGGAAATGCCACCAGAAGAAATAGTATTTAGAACAACAAATGGTGAAGAGGTTAGATATATAAGAGAGGAGTAATAGATGATAGATTTTGGAAGATTACAAGCTGATGTTGTTAAGGATTGGTGCAAGCATTCGGAAGAGCACCTTAATGAGTACAAGTCCTATGATGAGATTGAAATATGCGGTGATACTTATGTACCTGTAATATACAAAGGTTGTGCAATTTATTTTGTACCGACTAGAAAATATAAGCTATCGACTAAGTTTAGCAAGGAGTTGGGTAAGGTAATTAAGCTGGTGGATGATGTAATCGCTGCAGACGAGTTGACAACGACTAACATCATTGAAGAACTATCAAACAATATGCTGAGAAAGCTGGAAGACAAAGACGGTAAGGCGATATGGCTTAATTTGAAACTGCTTAAACCTTTCAAGGATAACATTAAGTTTTACGGTAAGGGTGATGTGGTTTTAGTAAGAGATAGAACGAGTAATCAACCTTTAGGTATCGTATTAGCCATACATAGGAATGATACCAAATGATGGAACAAGACAAGATGTGTGCTAATTGTAAATGGTATGAGCCGTTTGTAGGAGTGTGTTTTAACGGTTATAGCCTAAGATGTGCCGACTTTGTAGATGATGAATACTACTGTGCAGCATGGGAGGGGAAATCCGGGGAGGATTAAATGAAGTTTAAAATTTACGATTATAACGATAAGACTACTGAGGTGGATACAGGCGATAAGGAGATAAAGGGACTGTTTGTACAAGTGCTATCAGGAGACGAAGTCGTAACAGTTGAATACGATGATGGTACAAAAGAGACTTTTGATAGTTCCGATAACAGACGTGTCAGCTATGTGGAAGAATCTTACTTCGTTGAAAAAGACAGCATACAGGACTGGATAAGTTATGTATCGGACGATACTAATACAAACGATGTACCGCATAAGAGAGCGTGGAAGTTTAATGATTGGTTATCCTAAGCGAGGTGAGGTATATAGGAGTGTCTTTGGTGCGTATGTATTGATACTAACGGTAGATAGTTATCATGGAGCTGTAATATACCTGGACTCCGATAATCACACACAGGTAATGAGACTTAATGATTTTATGGGTAGTGCCACTGTTTCGTACAATGGTACTACCAGGAGTCTACCAATGTTTAGCAAATGTAAGGAGATGGGTTTATGATACGAAAAAGATGCCCTAATAGATAGTTAGTTTCAAGGTATTGGGGAAAACGATAAGGAGAATAATATATGAGAGATTTACCAAAGTCCGGTGAAATATACAGGCACTTTAAAAACGGCTGGTATAAGGTCATTGGTATAGCACTTCATTCAGAAACAGAAGAACGACTTGTAATATATCAGGCCATTTCAGGGGATAGAGGGATATTTGCAAGACCTGTTAGTAGCTTCTTAGAAGAAGTGGATAAGAAGAAGTATCCCTGGTGTAACCAAAGATATAGAATGGAGAAGTTTAAATGAAACAGAAAATATTATATACATGTGAGATATGTAAAACGGATTATGCAGATAAGAAAAAGGCTACTGAATGTGAATGTGGCCATAAAACAGGTTTAAAAGTAATAAATGCTTGCTATAAAGGTATCAATGTTGTGACACATGGATTCCCAACTAAGATAACTGTACGATCTAAAGATGGTGAAGAAATGACATATACATTGTGAGGTGGTAATTGAGTGTTATAGATATATTTAATACGACTAACAAGTATGACATCATATATGCAGACCCCCCTTGGGAATATAAACAGAGTGGTACAGCTAAGTATACCAGGGGTATGGCTAAATGGCATTACCCAACCATGACTACCGATGATATTTGCAAATTACCTGTAAGAAATATAGCTAAAGAGGATACAATCTTACTAATGTGGGCGACTTTTCCCAACTTCCCGGAGGCTATTAGAGTCATAGAAGGGTGGGGATTTATCTATAAAACAGCAGCGTTTGTTTGGGTAAAGAAAAATAAAAGAAGCGATAGCCTGTTTTGGGGCATGGGTGCTTATACCAGAGCCAATGCAGAGGTTTGTTTGATAGCTGTTAGTAAAAAGACTAAGGCTACAAAGGTAGTAAAAAGCCATGCTGTACATCAAATTGTACTATCACCTATTGAAGAACATTCTAAAAAGCCGAATGAGGTGAGAAAACGTATATCGGATTTGTTCGGTGAGGTATCTAAAATAGAGTTATTTGCAAGACAACAGGTAGAAAATTGGGATTGTTGGGGTAATGAGGTAGGGTAGAATAGCTCTATAAAATAGAGTATACTCTATGAAAATGGATAAAAAATGTATATTTATGCATATTTTAAAGTTTGTAACATTTGTTACACGAAGTAGTAGAAGTAGTGGAAAATCAGTTTTTGCGTATAATTTCTCTAGTATACTGGAGACGTAGTAAGTATATAAGGAGAGTTTACCGCATTTTCTAAAGTTTTACTACTTTTACTACTTCAAGTCACATTTGTTACTTTTAGACAGAGAGGAGAAAAGTGTTGAATAAAGATAAAAATGTTGATGAAAATGATGTGACCAAACAGGTTGATGATGAGGTGGTGATTAGTCCCAGAACAGGTAAGCCGATAAATAAAGCGTTCTCACCCAAAAAGCGTAGGAAGAATAACAGCTGGTTATCACCGCAAAACTACTTGCAGAACTTAGAGCCTGGGGATAATACGACTCTGATACAGATAAACGCAACACTGTTTGCTATGCCGGAAATAGACATGGATGACCCCGAACAGGTTTCTGAAAGGCTTGGAGAGTACTTTAGACTCTATGCTGAAGCTGATTTGAAACCTACAGTTGCTGGAATGGCTATAGCACTGAACGGAATGAGCACTAACCAGTTGCGTTGTATTGTCGTTAATAGAGCGACTGGAGGTGTTGGATATAAGCCCGCAATAGCCAAGCCCGTAGCAGTTTTGATTAAAAAAGCGTACGCAACTTTGGAGAATTTATGGGAGTCTTACATGGTCTCAGGTAAGATAAATCCGGTATCGGGAATATTCCTGGGAAAGAACAATTATGGCTACCAGGATAAGACAGAACACGTTGTAACAGCCAATACGACCAACGAAAGCGACTTCTCCGTGGATGATATCAAGGCAAGGTACCTTGATGCGGAGGAGCGTAAACGACTTTCAAGTTCTGACACATAAGGCTAAGGCTTTGTAAAATGCCCCAGAACGCACATAAACGACTTTAGGGTACAAATATAGCACCGAACTAAAAAACGCCCAAACTTTGACAAAATGTCAAGGCTAAGGCGTTTTATTTGTTGTCTGAAAGGTACGAGATATCGTAAGACAGCTGAAGAGGTGTTTATTTTGCTCTGTATCGCATTTTAACGGCATTATGGTATAAATATAGCACCGTGGTATTAAAACGCCGTACAAGCGATTTTAAGGGCATTATAGAGCGTTTAGATATTTGCGACTTTCTATCGACTTTCTGGAGGACTGAAGATAATACGACTTTGGTAGAACAGCTGTGCGACTTTGTGAGAGAAATTCAAACGACTTTCCAGCGACTTTTAAACGACTTTCTAGCGACTTTCGTTTGCGACTTTCTAGCGACCTTGGAAACTTTTTCGACTTTCAAAACGACTTTCAAAATTTTAAACGACTTTCTCAGATGATTTTCTTTGCGACTTTCTATCGACTTTCCAGGGTAAAAAT